GATCACTTCGGCCGCAGGAGTTATGGTGCTGTTGTAGTCGGCACGATACCAATCTATGGTGTACCAATAGTTACGGGTATCGTAATTTTGCACCCGCACCAGATTTAAGATGCGTATGGCCAGGGTCTCACCTTGCGCTAGTTCATATATGGTCCACAGGCCATTTTGGCCGCTGTCAGATACCACAAGATATTTGTAGCCCAAGGGCACGATTGATAAGTTTTGGAAACTAAGCTCTTCAAGGTTGGCCACACGCTTGTTCCAGGCACCCGAACCTGCTGCAGGTTCTGGTTCACTGCTGTTCAACAGACTGAGATTGCGTGATTCAACAATGGGATACAGTTTAAATATATTATTACAACGTTCTAAATAGTTTTCAAGCGCACCAAATCTGTCTACAAACATGCTTTGTCTGGGACGGAACTGCACCCCATATTGTTCCGGTGGACTCAACAAGGGATCTGGAACATTGGCGCCAGACAGATTGCTGCCGCAGAAACTGTCCAGTAGTTTGAGATACAAGGTATCATTAAGAAAACTGTCGGCACGACCATCAGCGATGAGCTGATATTCTTGATGTATGTTGGCCGATGTCAACTGTTGATCAAATTCAATGTGCAAGATAGTGTCAGCAGCACTGATTATTCCCAGTGCATTGTAGATGGCCACTGTGCTGCCATTGATAGGAGCTATATAAGGTATTCCACTGCCACGTGGGTTTTCGATATAACCAGCGATGCCCACTGGGCTTAGAGTTTTTCCAGCAGGTATATCAATGGTCGTGATACCACGCACCCAGAAATAGTAAATGGTTTCAAATATGTTGTATTGATTCAGCTTGCTGGTTATGGTATAACTGACTGTGCTTAGAGGGATACCGGGTCCTGTGTAACTCACAGGAAGAACAGAACTACGCACCCACTGATAGATATCTATCCGAGATCCTGGAAATACTTGTCCCCATCTGCGGCTGGCATAGGTTATGCTGTCTTGATTGGGATCTATAAATCTCACTGTGTCAGTGTCCCACCAGATTTCGCCCACATGCTCTTGTGCCCAGCTGTTGCCGTTGTTGTGTATAGGCCCTTGATTGTATTCAGCAGGATCCACAGCACCAATGTAGTCAATGTTTCTGCGTGCCACTCCTAGAATCTTGCCTTGCAAAGGATTGATAAAATCAAAATAAGTTTGAACATTGTTGGTCAAACGATCATACATGAACACGCTGTTGATTTGATCAATTTTGACCACGGGTGTTTGTAGATGTATGACCTTCCAGCTGGGCAAATTATCGGGATTATTGAACACGCTGACCAGCCCATAATTCAAACTGCTGTCTCCAAAATCATTGCCGGGTGCTCCAACCAACAGCCGACCATTGCGATAGCTCATGCCCAGGCTGAATTGGTCGTTGCTGACCACCTCACTGTCATAGATCTGTTGTCCGAATACAAATTTGCCTGGATTAGTTATGCTGCCATTGGCGCTGGGTAGAAAATCAAATGTATAGGCCACTCCACTGTTGAACACCGGTGAGAAGAAAGTCGTGCTGCGGTCATCAAAGTAAGTTTGGCCACTGTCGAATATGACAGGTCTATAAATGTTGCCATTGTAAGCACCAATCACTAGATTCACAGCCGAACTGTCTACACTGATAGTCGATCCAAAATAAGCATAATCACTGGGATTAGGACTGCGTATGGTCTGTGTGTAAACATAGGTTTCAAATCCAATGTCAGCGAAAGCAGTGCCAGACGTGCCAGGATACACAGTCAATCTGTTTCCGGGGGTGCTGGCAACAAGATTGACTGTGTTCAAGACCATCCTGCCGGATACCACTGTAATCACTTGTCCAAATCCGGGTGCCACTATAAAAATAATTTGTTGTGTGATGCTGTTATAGGTATAGTTGACATTCTCTACCTGCGCAGTGTCATCAACGTAGACCAGCACCGTATAAGATTCTGCCGCACTGTAGATACTACCAACATCAAAAATTTTGGTAATGCCATCGCCTGGCAGTTCAAGGTTGGGTGTGGAAGATGCTATGACATTGGGTATGGCCGCGGTATTGATAGCATCGACCAGACCAGCTATGGTATTGTTGGGAGACACAGGTACAGTGACCAATGTATTGTTGATCCTGAGTGTGTTGCCAGCAGTGAGAGCAGGATTGGCTATTGTGCTGGTAATGACCCCATACACCCGGCTTTGATTTACATTGCGTTGCACCAGACCTTCTTGAGGATGATCCACACTGGCTAATGGACTGCCAGTATACAGGCTGCAGTCGGTGTTGCATAGTTGCAAGGCAGCGCCAAATCTAGATTCATCAAAGGGCTCTTGGGCAGAAATGGTCTGTATGAGATTGAACTGATTGGTTTCGATTTCTATCACATCGCCCACGGTCAATGACACCGCAGAACTCAACACGATATCACTGCCCACCACAGAAAACTGACCATTTATATATTGATTGGTATTGGTTAAAAATACATCGTTAAGGCTGACAAAAACTGGTTCGGTAAATGTTCCGGGTATGACATAGGTCAGTATCGAAGTGTCTGTGACCAGAAACCTGTATACACTTCGATCGTAGGCATAAACCGTGCCAGCACGACTGACACCGACTGCATCGGCGCGGGGAGCTCCAATGAGTATCTGTCTACCGTCGGTAGAGGTGGTTATACTGGCTCCGTAGTCGGCATTGACCACCGATCCGGGTGGTGTGAGTGTGCTAACATACTGCCAATAATCACTGGCTCTCACACTGATAGTAGCGCCCACCGGTGGCACAGTCAAAAATGTAAGATCTTGTGTGATTAGGTTGCTGTCATTGTTAAATTCATAATCAATGTGGGGCCTTTGTAGTTGTCCATTTACTATGACCGTAAAAGATTCAATGTTGGTGGCTGTGTAAAGAAATGGAGTCAAGCTAAAATCTGTCTGTGTTCCTATGCCAGAACCTGTTTGGGAGAAAGATACTATAGCCCCGGAACCACTTGTGGATGTCACAGTGATTACCAAATCATTGGCCGGAGTTAGTCCACCTATCACTGTGCCGAATATGGTCAGTGTGTCTCCTATGTTATAGCCAACACCGGCTACCAACAGGGTAGGAAAATACACTCCACGTTTGACGTTCACAGTAAAGGCGGCATTCAAACCCGATCCAGTTGCGAGATTTGGAAATACACCATAGTAGGTTTCGTCGTCTAAGGCAACGGCCTTGCGTCGGGTTATGGTCAATCTCAGGCCGGCCGATGGTGTGGTGTTGAGTACAACATCTGTAGCCGTGATACTGTAGTTCACAGCAAAGGTCAAATCAACATTGATACCATTGATTAGATTTTCCAATGCCACTGTCAGTTGTTCTGGATAAGCAGGATCAATTTGTATGTTGTTGCTGTAGTTGAAAGTATTGGTAATACCATCAGTCAAATAAACCGAGGTCTGTGTTTCTACCTCAATCAAGGCATAAGCATACACGCGATCTGCGCCCGGAGCACTGATATACATCCAACGTTCATTGGTGCTTATAGCTACGTCAGTGCCGAATCCAGTGGGTGCAAAATTCTGATCTGGCGCCAGCAACAGTTGAGAATATATATAATCGTTTGAACCAGGCACAAGATACAATACCAAGGCATATCCGGTGCCGGATCTGCTGGCACTGGCTCCTGCAACACTCCAAGTCAAATTACCAAATGCCACGGCATTGCCCAGGCCTACTACATCAATGGCATCCAAGGTCAACTCGATGTTGAACTCATAGTTGTTGATGATGTTTCTGCGATAGGCATACAGGCTGCCTGCACCGTTGTTGACATCCGGGGCACCCACTATAGCAGCAAAATTGTCATTGCTTTGCGTTATACTGTAACCGTAGCGTGAGTTTGGAACCAATGGATCTGTCAACAGTCTATCAAATATTGTGAATGGATTTTGTTTTTGCAACACAGTCCACTGTCCCTGCCCGTTGTCATCGACCCAGACCTTGGCTCCGGGAACTAATTCTTTGCTGTAAGGTAGATTTACCACATCGCTGGCTTGGACCACACGAGCGGTTTGCAGATAAAATGCCAGGCCCGTGCCTGTGATCACAGTTTGATTTGTATTGCCAAAGTTAAATGCTATGACAATCTGTTGTATTCCCGGTATTGACAATACTCGGTAAACGCCATTGATCGAATCGTTGAAATATCTAATGATTATTAGGTCACCCACAGATAATCCGTGTGCAGCGTTGAACGTGGCCACACTGGTTTCATTGAGGTTATCAGTGAGTTGTGTTATCACGCCCGTGACTCGTTCACATCTGTAAACGTTCCAATCATAACTGTTGACTTTGGCCACCCAGATCAAGGTACCTCTACCAATGGATTCTATGTTTTGTGCCAGGGTGGCCGGATCATCCAAACTAAACACGGTTATATCAATGTCGTTTATGTTGACATAACCTGCACTGGGCAGGGCTGCATCTCCATTGAATTCATTGGTGGTAGGCAACACATCTGTAGATGTGATCTTGTAACTTTCTCTCCAGATGTCGGAAAGTAAAAACGTTTGGTCAGCGTCGCTGGGTTGTTGCGGTAATACTAGCTGTATTGTGCTGGGATTGCTTTGCAGTCGATCTTCGTTGAGTCTGAGTTCAAAAAAGCTACGGTTAGCATTGGCTCCGTAGGTGCCGGCCAGCACTGCCCAGTTTTCATAGATTTTATATTCGCCACTTTCTTTGCCAAGATCGGCACGTGTAAAGAGTTCGGCAGCTCTGGTGGTACCTTTGGTGCCCAGGAACTGTTGATAGATATTGACCTGGCTGACATCGTCTAGATTCAACGAAGTCATGTACTGTCTGGGTCTGAATCCAATCAAACCGTAACTGAGCAGGTCATTGTCTCTTTCAAGATTGGCACCATAGGTATTATAACTGTTGGCCAACTGATCGGCCTTGTTGGCTATGTTGGGCAACAGACCTTGTTGTATGAGCTGATAGTCTGACTTGACCCAGTCATTGTAGTCAAACAGGCGCTTGGGTTGTACTATGGTCTGTGCCGACCAGTAAGTGTTCTTGTACAGTACTATGTCGCCCTTGGTATATTTGCGATTAGATTGCCATTCTTGCACGTTGTCATTGTTTAGTATAAATCCTTGTGCATCAAGTTGCCCATTCCAATCGGTGGTGGTGGCACCAATGATTCTGACACGATACTGTCGGGCCGAGGTCACAGGATCATACAGTAGGTCGGCAAATATACTGACATTGTCTAGCACCACCATGTGTTCATAGTTTACGAAACGCAGTTTGAGATAGCTTATGGTCTGATTGTTTGTGCTGGTGGCGCTGAATGTGTTGCCTTCACGCTGTATGATCAGATCCCTGGTGGGAAAGGTTGTGCGATTTTGATCCAACAACATGTTTTCAGGAGTCAGGCTTTCGATGATATCAACCACTGCACCTGCGCGATAAGCTGTGATTTTGGTGGCACTGGGATTGAGATTGATCAATGTACCGGTGTTCCAGCCCTGCTGGCTAAAATACAAAAACTCCTGGGCCATTTGGTTCCAGTTGAGCTCATATCCGTTGTAGCGATCATCGAATATGAGTCCAAGACTGGTCAGATATGCGCCATAACTGAGTATAAAATCAACCACCATGGCGGTGTTGGTCAACACATATCCGTAAGGAATCTGAACCACTGTGGAAGTATATTGTGCGGGCACTCGTACCGAGGCTCCGCCACCGCTGACTGTTTGCAGCAACCCATTGCTGGCACTGGCATAGATGTTGAAATAAGGTTGGCTATTGCTGTAGCCATACACTGCATATCCTGTGGACACACGTTCCACAATGACTGCACTGTAAGTTATGTCTGCAAAAGGTTGATTTTTATACAACAACAGATTGTAACTTTCATCTGGCAACAACAAACTTGAATTTTGACTGTTGGGGCTGCTTTTTTCTGTGTAAATCTTTAAATATTGTTTGTTGGTAAAACTGGCCATTCTATAGCAAAGCCGTACATCTAGATTTTGCAAGGCAACGGTCAACGCAATCGTGCTGTTTTTGCCCAGTTGTTGATTGTAATCCACGATCCAGTTGATATAGCTGGCTTTGCTAACTCCTGTAATGGTTTCATTATTGCTGATTCTGGTATCCAGGCTACCGTAGATCTGTATACCACTGGCATCAAGTCTATAACGATCATTGTATAGATACTGTCCATACTCTGCGTTAAACTTGTAAAGGTCTCTGTCGGCAAACAAACTGAAAAATTCTGCTGGACGTGTGAGTGCCAGCAAGCGCATGATCGCAAATGGATAACTGCTTGACGCGGACCAACTGTATTCTACTGGGCCGCCGTCGCCCACTACCCAGCTCTTGACATAGCTGGTAGGATCGGTCTGTCCCATCACTGACAGTGATGGAGGCAACAGTTGTCCTTCAGTGCCCACTGGTATCACTTTGGTCAGGCCCGGACGTGCATAGTTAGGACGTATGTATGGTGCTACAGGATCTGCTACCAGTCCTAGTTCAAGATCATCCCACAGCACCAAGTTATCGCTGGTATAAGGCGCAGGACCGTATCTGGTTTCCCACCACGCCGGCTGTTCGGTAAATCCCAGCATTTCCCAGGGGCTAGTATCTGGACTAGTGGTATCATAGAAATAACGATAGATACCCCGCCAGGCACCCAATAGATTGCTTTCTGACAGATTATTGATCGACCCATTGGTCAACTTGCTGCCGCTGCTGCTGTAGTTCCAAGTAAATGCGTTGGCGGCTATGTAATCCTGTGTTTTGTAATCTAACTTGTTCCACCCAACCCAACTCAAAAAGCTCTGGCCTAGTATGGTGGTTATTTCAGTGAGAGAATAGTCAGTGGTTCTGAATGCTCCGGGTATGACATCTTCGGCCGTGAGTGGTATGGGGTTGTCATCGGTTTTGAGATTGTCGTAGATGCGCTTTTCAAACTCCAACAACACCTGATCTCTTATGTCACCAAAGGCCACCGTGATACTACCATCATGCCCTTGTATGACCGTGGTTGGAGTCAAATAGCCAGTGTCCACAAATATTCGGGGCAGATATTTGGGATACAATCCCATTTTAGTAGGTGTGTTGGGGCAGAAGTTTCCGGCTGTGTTGCTGTACTCTCTGATGTCAATGATGTCACCAGTCTGCAGAGGTAGTATCACTGTGATAGTAGGTCCTTCGGTGCTGACTGTGTAATCAATGTTGCGTGTCAGCAATACTGTGTCTTCGCCCCGGGTGAAATAGACCAACAAGGCTTTGAAATTGGCACTGGTAAAATCATAGGATTGCACTGTGTCAAACACATTGACTGTGATGGGTGTGATTTCTGTCAGGGTCTGGGTATAGATCGGATTGCTGGCCAACATATCGCTCCAATAGAATGGATTGATATCCGTGCGACCTTGCGTGATGTAGGATATGGCACGGTCCAGTGTTTCAGACACCGAAAGATTGGTATAATCATTTTGTATCACTGTTTGCAGCAACAGATTCTTGTACTTGATATATTCTCTGCTGTTGTATTCGATGGCACCATAGATATCATATTCAAGATTTCTTGCAAAATATCCTGCCAGTGTCAGTGGAGAGCTTTGTTGTAGGATCTGCAGACCATACGGCACAATATTGCCAAGGTCGCGGGTGTTGTTGGCTCCATTGATGGGCCCTTGCAGGGCCAGGAGGTTTTCTCCTATGCTGTTGTAATGGCTGCGCACCGTGCCCAAGGTAAAGTTCGGGCTGTTGGCATTGAGTGGATTGTTTTCAAGATTGATTGGTACCACATAAAAACCTTGTGAAGATACCTGATCACTGAGCACATCTAGTTCAATGATGTCTCCGATTACATAAGTGTCTACCAAAGTGACCGTGGTAACAGATCCTGTGACCTGCACGGTATATTTGTCAATGCTGATAAACTGATCGTTGATAAACATCTGCACAGCAGGAACAACATTGTTTGTTGCCACGGCTATGTCGAGTTTGAACGGCAGACCATCGTAGCTGAATCTAAACTGTTGTCGTACCAGACTGGGAGTCACGGCAGTTTGCCAACCTATTTCTCTAGAAAAATCTACACGATTAGAATACCGGCGGATGTGTCCGTCGCTGACCGGGTTGGTTGTGCTGACATTATTGGTCACATATATAAAAGTGTCTGTGTATAGATTGTTGTCAAAAACTATGTCACCGATGTTGCTGAGATTAAGGTATTTCAATGCATATCCCAACACCGGATCAGGAGCACCGGACCCGTTGGCATAACTCAATAGCTTGCTGCCTACAAATGTTGAACTGGGATATTTGGCCCTGTTTCCAAAACTGATTCCGGCACCGTCATAGACATCAAACAACGGTGCCTGATTGACTGCGTATTTTTCTTGTGCCCGTATCCAGGTCACACCGTCATAGTAAAATGACTCACCACGCAAGGTGTTACCGCTCAAACACACAGTGGATTGATTCAATAATACGTCGGCATCAGCAGCCGGCACAAGATTAATAATGGGTTGCGTGATCAAGGGCGGTATGGTGTCAGGAGTTATGAACTCTACTTCATAGATTTTGTTTCTCACGTTTGGGTTGGTATCGGCGGCAAATATTACTCGAGTGCCTTGGACAAAATTGTAACCATCTATACCATATCCAATGGTGCCATTGATGTTGCTGAGAGCATCTGTGATTTGAAAATCTATGATATTAATAGGTTGCTTGCCCTGTGTGCCAAAATCATATAACTTGGTTCCGGCCTGGAACTCCAAGATAGGGCGACGACCACGCGACAAATTATCCAGTACAGGCACTGTGTTGTTTTGTTCATAGCTGTAGTTGATCACATCTACGTGGAACCATCGATTGCTTCGACTCCAGGGATTTAGATCTGGACTGGCACGATTGATAGTTATATAATCAGGTTTGGGTGGCGCAACAAGAGTGCTGTCTTCAAAATTTAACAACACAAATTCTTCGTCCACATATGGTTCCGGCACGACAAAATCTGTCACAGGCAACAGTTGGATGGCTATGCCCACTCCTTCTACATAATAAGCATTATTGGTATAACTGGATGGTTCTACCACACCTCGGAAAATGACCTTGAGTCCATTGGTGAATATTACCCCATTTGGCGAGGTATAATTTTTCTTGCCCAGTATACTATCTATGTTGAGAACCGGATTGGTTTGCGTAACAAGAGTGCTGTCTTCAATGCCTGCTTGTTGATCAACCAATCTAATGATTCCAAAAATTTCTGGATCTGTTGCATCTTGATAGTACAGGACATCTTGTACCGCTGTCAGCAACGGTATCTGTTGGAAAATTCCTTGGTTTGTTTTATACCAACTGGTGCTGGCATAGACCGTACCATACTGTATTTTAAATTTTTCAAGATTGTTGACTGGCGTAAAATTTACCAGCTGGATATACTCAATGTTCAGCACTGTGACATAAGTTATCCGCCATATGTTGTAACGATCTTCTGGGGGAACTACACCCCATCCGTTGGCGGTGTATTGAAAAACCAAGGTGCGACCGTTGAGATCGGAAATGTCATCAATACCGTTGTAGGTATTGATAAAAGTGCTGACTGGTTGCCCGTTGATCTGATCAAATTCAAGATCGGTAATCAAACTCACCGGTCCTAGATCGGGCAGTGTGTAATAAAATTCTTGTGCTGTGCTTGATGGCACATTGAATGTGACAGTGCCTAGGTCTTCTCCATTGTTGGTTACTCCCAGCACATCTCTTGAACTGATATTTGGAGTAACTGGCAAACGACCATTCACACCCGGGCTGGCCTGTATCCAAAAACCCGGTCCAGTACCAGCAACGGCATCTATGATGTTGATAGTACCGCGCATGTTGAACTGCGTGGATGAGCTGTAATATAACACATTTGGTGCATCTTGCGGCACTACAAATGTGACGGTGCCTGCGGTGGCGCCGTTGTTGGTGACTCCGGTGTCATAGGTGTTGACATTTCCTAGACTGGCCTGTGTTTTTATATAAAAGGGAAAAATACCATTCAAGGAAAGATTGAATATGTATGTGTTACCACGCACCAGGGTAAGTGTAGGATTGTTTTCATAATCAATTACATAGGCCGATATACCTGCATTGGTCACACGATAGTTGACTGTTTCTTTGTTATTTTGAGCTACCTGGAACGTATAAGTTCCACCACGTGCCAAGGTAAGTTGTGGATTGTCTCCGGCCACTCCACTGAAGGTGTAAACACCATTGGCTCTGGTCACCACATAGTTGTCAGTGAGCGGAATTTCTGTGGCAGATACGTCTACTTCTAGAGGACCATTGGGCAACCAATAATACTGTTGATAGTTTACAAACTTGTCAAAGTCAACAAAAGGATCCCAGGCATAGTATTCGCTGGTGTATAATCTGTCAGCATTGTTTGTGAAAGCCCCTTGCAGAGCCAAGGCATCTCCAATGCCTGGATAAGTGATGACATCTTGTATTTTGGTACTTTCGGGTTCGATGCCAACGACACCCGGTTCCAACTGATATTCATTGCGAGATTTGGTGGGCTCAATCACATACCTGTCATTGGCATTGACTCCGGGTCCAACTCTGCGTCCCACAAAGCCTTGGGTTTTTTGAAAAGCAGGCTCTTGGATCAGCTGATCCAGAGTGGCTGCCAAAAACTGTTTGTTTACTGGAGTTTGGAATATTTCAGGTAAAAAATCAACCGAGCGGACACGGGCCATCAGATTACTCCACTACCGGGTGCTGTGCGTAGATTGGTGCTGGTCAGGGCCTGGATTACTTCAATGTTGTTGACCGTGGCCGCATTGACAAATATCTGGTTGGGTGCGGATCTTATTTCATATAGGTCGCCAAAGAATTTTTGTTGATTCAACGGAACCAAGACCACGCTACTGACTATGTCGCCAATTTGTGAATGTAGATATGCAGCCAGCTCTGAAAAATAAAATGTATCCCCAAAGTTCCATTTGTCAATGCTGAAATAGGCATCCATGTTGGCCACTACCAAGTTCTTGATTTCGCTGATACTGGCCGTGCTGTTGGCAGCACGTATGACCTTGATGGTGGCTCGCAGTTCTTCGGCAGCCAGGGCGCCAAACAAGGGTTTAAATTCTACGCTGTTGACTATCACGTTGTCACTGATCATCTTGTAAGTTTGAAGACCAGCATAGTCCGTGGTCAGTTGATTGATACTGGGAGGTATAGGCTCTTGCACAGTGCCGGTAGAATCTTTGATCCAGTTTTGATAGGCTGTGTAATATTCCAATGTGACCACATACAGATCAATGATGTTGGTGGATCCAGGATCCAGTCTTGATGTCAACGGACTGTTGTGTCTGTATTGGAAATACAGGCTCTGTCGACCAACACGTGCTATAAAATCTGATCTAGCTACCAAGGTGCGAACGCCGGTGTTTAGATTTACAGTCAAGCTGTAGAAACTGGCCTGATCATAGGCATAGAATACCTGTCCATCCACGTAACTTTGTTTGACCAATTCAATGTCATCCAGGGTGGCATAGTCTGAATTAACCACTCCGGGTTCGACCAAGAGATAACGTTGTAAGTTGTCAAAGTCCACTGTGCTTTGCAGGAACACCAGTTTAAGATTGGAGTCTACCTCTGGAGCAACAATCTCATCAAAAAAGTCTGGGTTGTCAGGTACGCCGTCGCCGTCGCTGTCCTCGAACCCTACCAAGACCTGGAAGTCATCCACATAGCCATCGCTCTGCACTGGTTGACCAATGATACGCAGACGTGTGTCGCCTTGCAAGGGCATGTTGCTGTCAGGCCTGCTGTTGGTTTTAAGCACGTTGATAAAATCTCTAACAGTGGTTCCGGTCCTGCTGTCGTAGATTTGTTGTCCACTATAAAAGAAAAATCTGGTTTCTAGCACACTACCAAAGTAGTAATCCAGGCTCCGGCTACTTACTGTGTATCTTTCACCATCAGTGACAGCTTGTACCAACCAGCTGGCATCGTCGTTGATGCCCGCAGTGCTTTGCGCATTGGTCAAACTAAATGTTGCGTCTGTGTCAAGATTTGTGCTGGTAATCACATACCAGGTGGCAGTGAGATTGTTGTAGCCCAGGCCAAAGTTACGGTTCAAACGAACCTGATCAACAATGCTTTGTCTTATGGTGGAGTTTAAATCAGTCACAAACAACGGTATGACTTGTGTGGCTATGGCTCCAGTGGGTATGTAATCGTTGAGGACCACCGGTCCTTGACCGTTGTTGAAGTTGCCTTGACCGTTGTTGGTGCCGTCGAGATAAATGGCAGCGGGACTGGCCCACAACACCAGTTTTTCTTCGGCCCGGATTGGTACACCGGCCACCAGTTGATTGCTGGCATTGAAAAAATATCCCGCCGGTGGCACAAACTTGACCAAACTGCCAACCACGATGTACTTTGTATTGTTGCTGGCATAAGTGCCAAGTGACAAAGGTGTGCCGCTGGAGTTGGCAAAATATCCGGTGGTTTCATTGGCCAGGGTGGTGCTTTCCTGCCAGATACAATCCAAAGGAATCAAGTTTGGTCTGGGGAAGTTGGCGTAATAGAACTGCAAAGATCCAGATCTGACCAAGTTGGGCTCGATCTGATTGCTGATCACCCCGGTGATGTCATTTTCTGTGAGCCAGGAAAAACTAAAGCTGGGCAGGTTGTTGGCTTCATACAAGGCCCCGTCACTGGAAAAAATGTTGGTCGAGCTGTATTTGCCTGTGCCATCCACAAGATCGAGATATCTGCTGGTGCCAATGCTGGCACGATTTAGTGCCGAACTCTTGATTATGCTATTGTATTGTGTAAATGGAAAGTTGGTATAGTCTTCTCCATTGACCATGCGGTTTTGTGTGTAGTACCGGGCCGGAGCACGCTGTTTGATTTCGTTCAAGGTTTCTCGCGCCTGGGCATTGGACACCGGTTCTGTGATACCGCAGGTGAATGTGATAGTTTCAATCTGACCTGTGCGACTCACATAACTGATGGGAATGACCACGCTTTGCATTTCTTCAGGATTGATAATGTACTGTAGGCCATTGCTGGCCCGCACATAACAACGGAACAGACCAACTGGAATGGCACTGAACACACCATCACCAAAGTTCAAGGTGATCTGATCATTGGTCCTTGATGTGACTGAATACAAGTTGCGAATACTGGGACTCAATTGTTCTATCGCAGCTCCATATACACTGTCGGTAAATTGCCATTCGGCAGCAACGTTTCCTATGTTATCCAACTGATATAACCAACGGTCGGTGTTGTTGATTCCTTCGATGTTGATGTTTACTTCGCGATTGCTGATGCGTTCTGGCAGGTTGAAGTCTTGATTTTGTAAAACCCCTTGCTTGAACAAGAAAAAATATCCTGTGTTGGCCGAAGCGAATCCCAATTCATCATTACGGAATAACACATTGAATCTGGCATTGGGCAACGGACTGGGTTCATAAACAAACTTGGTGTTGGCATCCACTACAGCCACGCTGGAGTTGACGGCTTCAAATGGCATGTTGACACCGTCCACTGTGGCGGTATACGGTATCACAGGCAAGTAACCGGGCACCAGATTCACTGTGTATTCATCTGTGCGGATTCCCAATACTGTGTTTCTGGCTCCAGGACGACCCACTCGCTGTGTGTCTACCAAACTGGCATTGACAATGGCTGTAAACTGTTCTTGCCAATCAAAATTGGTAGGATCGGCCCAGTTGACTGTGACATTGGCCAAGTTGACTCCGTTGTAGTCTATGACATTTTCTGAAGTGGTGACTGAAAATACTTTGAGATAACCCGACGCACAGGTGTTGCGTTTGGGTGTGTAAGAAACCAGGTTGGCCAGTTTGACCACGCTGTCTCTGCGTTCAGCAGTGTCAATATAGTTTTCTCTGGTGTTGAGATCTGTGCGGAAAGCCAGACTCTGGCCCATAAAGGCCATGACATCCAATAACGCTATAAACTCTGAACTTTCTATGTAATCATTAAAGGTTTCTGGATAGTACAGGCGCAAATAATCCACAAAACTCTTGCGTAAGGTTTCGAAATCGTAACTTTGGAAGTCAGCTTCTCTGTAAGTTTGATAGATTCGCTTCCAATCTTCTACACCAAATATCGCGGTTTGTCTTGTGGTTCGAGCCATTTTTGTTCCAGGTTGTATTATTTATTTTCTATATAAACGGCGTAGTTAAACGTAACTGGCTGTTCGTGTTTCTTGATCAAAAAATATGCTTAATCGTTCGGCAGTGGTGCTGGGCACCACTGTGATTTCTAACTGTAACAATATGCCGTGATCCTGTGGGAACAGGTCTATGTTGTTGACATAGATCCTAGGATCACCACCGGCCACACGCTGTACTTCAGCCAATAAGCCGCGCTCGGTTTGTTGTAACTGATTTTCAAACAAAAAATCGTAGATAGAACTGCCATATGCAGGACGGCCTACCAATTCTCCTTGTCTGATATTAAAGGCATTGAGCAGATCACGCTTGATTAATTCAAAATCAACCAAGGTAAATTTTTTATTTTGATTTATGGTATTGAATCCAATGAATGTGGTCATGATATATTTACCGCATTAAATTGTGTCACAGCTTGACCAAACACTGCACTAGTCTGTCGTTTCAATCCTTGCAACACCGACTGTGCCTGTGCTATATCCAGTTTTTGTGCCAACGAGGCTGGTGAAGGATATTCAAATCCGGGGGTAGGTATTTTACTGTTGCCTAATATTCTGGTAACAGCAGCGTCCACAGTGGCTCGATTCACTGTGTTATTGAATCCTGCAGCCACTTGTGTTCCAGACACTAGATCGCCGCTGCCAGAAAATAAGTTGGTCAACCGTCCAATACTGCTGGTCAACTGTCCTTGTAAATTTCCAACTGCTCCTGTGAGTTGTCCTTGTAAATTTCCAACTGCTCCTGTGAGTTGTCCTTGTAGACCGCCCAAACTAATGTTGCTTAGGTTGCTCAATGGGTTGGCAAAATTCATACTAAACTGTGAGGATTTACCAAGATTGTTCAAGGTAGCTGTCAAGTTGCCAAGGTTGGCCGGCGACAAGTTGGACAATCCAGAAGTCAACTGATTGATGTTGATAGATCCTAAAGATGGCAAATTCCCCACTCCTGTGAGCAGAGTGCTGACGCTAGGGACTCCGCCGCTCTTGGCCCAGGCCGAGGTAGCCAAGCTGCCAAACTTGCTGGCGTTGTTGATCAAGGCTCCCACATCTCCGGTAATACGTCCTGCTATGTTTGTGGCTGTTTGTGCCAGTACATTATTTGATAAAATCCCCGAAGCAATGGTGCTGAGATTTGAAACAGGTTGCCCTAACAGATTAGTGATCAGACCAGAAGTTCCGCCCAAGGTATTCAAGGCATTGAGAGTCTGCAGTCCACTGGGTGTATATACTTTTCCTTGACTAAACGACACACTGGACTGTGGGACATTGCTGATCACTCCAGTGGCTGTAAGAGCGTTATATCCTATCTCCATCAACTGATTTTGTACTTTGTTTTGTGTGTTGACATCGTTCAACAAGTCATCCAGACTATCTACCCCACCAAGGCCAGTCCATATGGCCGGACTATTCATTACCTCAACAAAATCTTCAGGACTGCTGGCCAGACATCTAGAATAGGTTCCGGGTTTGACATACCCTGCTTGTTCAAGTTGCGAACAGTTGAATCCAAATTTACCGATGCCTTTTTCTTGTGTGATTTCTGTGTAGTCTTGATCAACCAGATTGCTCAGTTGTGCCTGCAATGTCTGTGTCTGGAAGGCTGTCAAGGGGCCCACTGCCAATGGACCCAGGTCGTCACCACGAGCCAATACTATGTCTGACTGATCCACAGGATTCAATATAGGCACATTGGCCAATTCTGGTATGCCCGATACCACTGGTAGATTTTGTACTATGCTCAATACAGCCTGGCTGTCAATTCCAGCGATGCCGCGCTCCAAGCGACTTAGTTCAAACTTGGTCACACGGCTGGCCAAGCTGGTCAGTGTCTGTCCTGATTCATAACCAACCAGGCTGCCCGCAACTACCTGCTCATAAAACACACGGTCTGCCTGTGCTTGTGTGGCTTCGGCTGGGCCGGTTACCTTGAACCGAGATCCCGAAGGTAAGATATATTCAAACTGACTCATTGCTTGGCTATCCTCCACCCCGAGGGTATTTCGGGTGCCGCTGGGGGCGGTGTGGTCTGGCCTTGCTCTAGATTAACACTCACCGACACTCCTTGATTGTGATAAGGATAAGGTTCATGTGTGGGTGCTCGTGTCACAATACTTTCTGTGCCTGTGGCACTGACCTGCCAGCCGGTGCTACTGTTGAATTCTACGTCGGGATTAAGATATGTGGTCAAACCTGGCACGGTGTTGACCGGGTAAGTGGGGCCGCCGTTGAGATGTATTTTTGATGCTTTCAGACTCATTGCACTGCCGGCATCCCAGCCACCTTGTTTGCTTTTCAAGGCCAGAGTACCGTTGGTTTTGATACCAATGCCCGAACTGGCAAACACAGTAAAATCCTTTTTTGCGCCCAAAGTGAATTCAGCATCAGTCTGTAAATTCAAATTATTTTTTGATTTGACATTGAAGTTGCCGCCGGCATACAGGTTGATGTCTTGATCTGCGTGTAAGTTTATGGTTCCTTGAGTTCGCACATTTACGCTGTTGGTGGAAAATATATCTACTGTGCCTTCTTGCCCTAGTTCAACCCAGGTCTGTCCGTTGGCATGGCAGATATAAAAACAGTTGCCGTCGTCGCTCATGGTTATTTGATGACCTTTGGCTGTACGTATACGCACCAAGGCATCCTGGCCTTCGAGATCGCCGTCATCCATGACCAAGGTATGACCACCTCGGCGGCCAATCACAGCCACATCTGCGGAACTTTTAGATTCTAGTTCTTGCTGTGCATTCTCATCGGAGAAGTTGTCATAGATAGCACGTCCAGGGGTGCTGATACCATAGCAGTTGCTGGGACTTTCGCGTTGGCTACTGGATGTAATAGGACCACGCACAGGATCATTGGCCAGCCCTTGTTGGAACAATATGGCTGCCACATAACTATGAACTGGCTTGGCCTGGTCAAAGAACTTGGGATTTTCGGCAATGGCTGTGTTTTCAGGAGCATTGTTTATTTCGGTCACAGGCAAAGACGAAGCTCCAGCAAAATATGTTTGTTGGTTGGCATTTTGAGTTCGCGCCAGACTGGCACTCACAGCGCCAATGGCCGGAATCATGTGATTGATGCTTTGTTCTGGTATGCAACCAATATAATAACCTTGGCTGGGATCTCCTGCTACAAAAAAGCACAGCACATTGACCCCCAGGTCTGGAGGTGTAAACCACATGCCATAACTTTGTTGATTGCCAGGCGCATAGGTTCCAGGACCAGAACTGGTACCTGTCTTGGGTGTGGCTCCGTAGAATGGAGTACAATAACTGACCGTACGCCACAGACTTTTATCATTCATGTCATTGCCAGCAAACTGCTCTATGTAAACCTGCAGGCGGCCTTGTCGTGTGGGATCAATGTTGTTCATCACTCGGCCTGTGAAAGGACCAAAGTCGGTGGGCATGCCCCCACGATCAAACTTGTATCCGGCGGGTCTGCCGGTATTGCGTTGTACATTTTCTGCCATTATGCTTCCCTATTTCCGTATTGTGGTGGTTGCGCCGACGTTGTTGGTCCAGACGTAGTGACCCTGTTGTTGAATGCAGTTTGCGCATCAACATAAGATTCACGCAAGGGCCCCGAGCTAGGAGATCCAGCAGCAATGTAGGCGTTTCTTGCTTGGATTTCTTGAGCTGTTGGTCTTACTCCATTGGACACTGCTGCCAACTGGTCGGCCGTGGCAGGAACCGGTGGTGGTGTAAATGCCACCTGCTGAGCATCCTCGTCGCCGACGCCAATTGATGCGATATCTCCAGAACTGGTCGGATTTGTTTGTTGTAAAGGTTGTGTGTTTGTGTCAAGATTTTGATCGGGCGGAACTGTACTGTTGCCCGGTGGCTCGGAACTGTTTGTAATCGACCCTGGAAATTTGGCCAGGCCATCACCACCGGAGACTATGTCAGGATCGGCCTGACGGCTGGCGGTTGGTTGCGGTGTAATGGGTCGGGTGTCTGCTGTTTCTTTGCTGGTGTTGCGTTTCTTTAATATATCCAGATACAGCAGTCCTTCTAGATTTTGAGTAAAAGACCCACGACTAAAAGAATGACGTATGGTAGCAGTCTTATAAACCTGTTGTTGTGGAGGATAGTTACGCCCAAACTCACCGTTGTTTTTTTTGAAGTTGCTGGCCACTTCCATGAGTCCGGTGTCTAAGTTATAATCTTCGGGCTGATTGAAGACCACACTAAAGGCCACTTCTTGTGCATCAAAATTGATGCCATCGTCGCTGTTAAATGCAGCAAAACTAAAATTATTTTCTGTGATTCCACCAGAGGTTTCTCCCTGAGGTATCCAAGCAGGATCTCCTACTATTTTCAAACTTATCGAGGTAAAATCATCTGGCGTATATAAAAAATCTGCGAGATTGGCAGCAGGTTCATTGGTATTGCCCGAAGCATATTGATCACTTTGATTGCTGCGTGTTTGCCAGCTTTTTTTACCTGGACCCCAAGATAAATCATACAGGTCATCACGATTGGTTGCTTGCTGACGACGATCATTTAGACTTTCACTGATCACTGCAAAATATAGATTGTTCAGAAGTTGTTCATAATTCAAGATCGACGTGTTTTCCCCAGTGAACCAATAATTGTAGTTTTTGTGTACTCCTCTAAAGGAAGTTTGAGGGAAGTATTGACTGCGTGTTTCATTGATTCCGTAGGGTGACACTATGTAAACTATTTTATAGGCATGGTCATTGCGTTGTCTATCCACCCCCAAGGATGTTACCTGAGCCGAGATCTTGTACCAGGCCGTGGGCTTGTCGTTGCCAGATGGATTTTTTTCGGTCTTTTGTGTGAGCTCGTTGTTCTGATAGAGCTGTTGTTCACTGACATAGGTGCTGCCAAGCAGGACCTGATTAATATACTGGATTATCTGTGTTCCGGCTCTGACTGGCATGGCTCTCCCAGTGACACTGACTGTGTTAGTGGCCGGATCCAAAGTAGTCTTGGCTGTGTTTGCTTGTTGCAAGGGAGTGTGACTCTGATCAACATTTCCGGGTTTTTTGTTCCGAGCATTGGCCATGCTGGCCGGAACAAACTGTATTTCATACTGATCGGCTATTTCGTAAGTGCCGTCTTTGACCAACCCTAGTTGCCAGTTGTTGAGTGCTTCACACAAACCAGTGAACAAAAACTTGCTGTCACCTTTGGGCGCAGCCGAGGCTTTGGGAGGTGGATTCGGCACTCCGTTGACTGTGGGCACCGTTGCAACATTGCCTGCAACGCCGGCTGCAGAATTAACTGCGTCTATACCTCCAAACTCGGCTGACAGACTATTGCCCCGCACTCCGGCATTGTCTTCCGTGGGCCTGTTGGGCAGTCTTATTCCGCGTCCCATGATTATGCCCCCACCGCAAATGGGTTCTGTGTCTCACCAGTGAAGTTTCCAAACTGATCCACCCCGGCATTGACCCTGGTGTCATTGACAGAGGCCCCAGTGGGGCTGGGATCCAATGGTGCAGTTGGATTGACACTGGGAGGTTGTCCAGTGTCTGTCCTGCCCTCGGTTCTGGTGTATTTGGTGCCCACCGGCCGACCATTGAGCACTTCGCCCACGGTGGTGCCAACCAATTCATAGTCAAACGGTATGGTTCCGCGCTGGCTGCTAAAGGCCGTGATATATGGTATTCCTACTCCTTTGACCTGATATTCCACTTGGCGATTTACCAGTCTGGTATCGACTTGGGTTATGATAAACGGCAAAAATTTTTCTACCACAGCATTGACATCGGTGCTGATGGCAGGACCCGGTGTACCGCCGCCGGGATTGGTCCTCTTACCGACCCGCACCAACTCTCCAGATTCATTGTAGCCATAAAACCTTATACACATCACATACTGTGCATTGAGATAGACTGGGCCCTGGGCATTAAGGTTGTTTTGTTTGTAGTAAGTGCTGACAGCTCGATATAGATTTTCTACCAAGGTAAAGCCATTGGGTTCGGTCACTGTGAACTGTAACTCCATGCTGTTTTGTGCAGCACCAGTGCCTTTGCCGGCCAAGGCTTGGTCTATGACCAAGTTATCCATGTAGTAATCACTGGTAAAAAATTGGTTGCGTCCTGGAGTGCCATTGCCGGGCGTGATAGGAGCTCCAGCACTTTGCATCAAGATCTGCCAGGTGCTGATATTTTTTTTCTGTTGCAGACTCATGGTCCTGAATTGGGCCGGGGTCAGCAGGTACCAAGTCAAGCTGTAGGTATAGCTCACAAACTGATCCAAGATGTTGGGCCTGGGATCTATGCGTTGACTGAAATTAGCATTGATGATTTGTTGTACCGAAGCAGTGCTGCGGCTGGAGCTGTCCTCACTGGGCGCACCAACTCCTTGTTGTGTAGTCTGAAAAGGAGCTTGTACTGCATCTTCGTCACCTGGAGACGCAAATGGCTGTGGGGGCGCCGGTGGGGTGGCCTGTGTTTCGCTCAAAGGTCTTATGCGGCCGTTGGTGCCAAACTCAAGTTCATCTTCAGGCAGGACATTGAGTCCGGTGCTGCTTTGCTGGAATGGAGAATCAGGAGGATTCTGTGATATGCTGCCTTCGGATCTGGCCTGTTGTTCCTGGGCCACGACTTGACCAGCACTAACAGGTGCTGCAGACTGAGCTGCTTGTAGATTGGCGTTGGCCTGCGCCAGACTTTGATTGAGTTCAGCTATGTAAGCATTGAGTTCAGCCACTCGTTGGGTGTCACCTTCTGCCCGGGCCTGTGCCAATTGTTGGTTGGCCACAGAAATTGAAGTTTCGATGCTACGAATTTGACTTTCAATTAGCGCAACTTCTGACATGTTAGAATCCCAGCACGTTGCGCAAGGTGGTAATCTTGGGCAGGTATATCAAGGTGTCGGTTTTGAAATCCAAGGGTGGTTTCTGCAAGGTATTGGGGTTGCGTTGATAAAACACCCACCATAGATTGGCGTTGTCATACAAGTCAAAGGCCAAGAGATCCGGTCTGTATTGGTAGGTACTGTTGATCTGGAACAAGCGATCATCTGACTGTTGAGGTATGGGCCTGTTGGTCATGACATCAAGAAAGAACTGACTGTAGCCAGTTAAAAAATATGGACTGGTTGAATCGTAAGTGGCCATTACCAGAATCCTCCACGTAACAAGTTGCCATTGGCAAATTCTTTGACGCTGAACTGCGTGCTGACCTGTTGACGGCTTTGTATAGGCAACAGTTGTATGGTTATTTCCATCTTGGTGGGCACATAGGTCGGGCGGTTTAACCCCAAGGTAGGTGGTGCTGGTGGTCCTGGAATGGCTCCTTTGGTCAAAAATGCAGCGGCCAAACGATTGAGACTACCAAAGATTCCGTTGGTGGCCACAGTTTGCCTGTCACGTCGTGCGGTAAGATTGACCCCGGTGTTGCCGGGGCTGCCGGCTCGTATATAATCAACATCGGCTGGCAGGGTGTAGGCAAAATTCTGTATCAAACAACTGTGTTCGTTGAACTGGTATTCTCCGTGTCCGCTTAGATAACACACCGGGGGTGGTGCGCCGCGTTCGGCATCTTGACCATAGAACATCTTGGTGGCTGATCTAAAAAAGTGTATGACGGCCAAGAGATAGTTGGCTTCAGCGGTGTCCTGTGCAGTAAACATGCCTGTGATGGTTATGGGTTCCACTGCGCTACTACTATACCAGTAACCCTTGTAGTTGCTGTGAGTAAGATCATAAGGTGTGTAGTTGGCACGGTAGTTGGTGGTTATGGTTGGAGTATAAGGAAATATCACTCCATCGGTCACATCCAATGGTTGTAAGATGCCAGGTTGCGGCGCTTTGTACAGGTATTTGCAATCTGGCGCCAGGCGCAGACGCACACGCCAGTCGCCATTGTTGACCTGCCTACGCTGGCTGGCAATGCTTTGTTGTTGTCGAGCACGCTGGCGTGCATTGAATTCGGCTGACGCTTGTTCTTGTGCTATGCTGGCCTCTTCGGGATTGAACACCTGATCGCCCTCGGGCGTTAATTCAGTCAAATAACCATCGATTTCGCCTGCGGGTTGATCCTCGGGCAGGACGTTGAGCCCGGTGCTGCTTTCAGTGAATCCAAACTGGTCAACCGTGAGACTTTCTCCAGTGTTGAGATTTACCAACTGGTTGTCCGCTTCCGCCGGTACGTCTTCGGGCAGGACATTGAGTCCGGTGGCAGGGTCTTGGACGAATCCTGCTGCGTCGGCCGCACCTAGATTTTCTCCAGTGTTGAGCAATACCAGATCGTCTTCGCCGACCGCAGTCGGTTCTAGAACCAACTCAGATTCGGGCACAGGCGCCTGCGTGCTGGCAATTTCCTGTTGTTGCAGTTGCTCGTCGTCGGCACCACTGATAGGATTATTGGACGAAGCAGTTGTAAATTCTGTTGTCTCGGTATCGGTCGTTGTGTTTGGAACCGTGACCGATCCTGCCGGCGCACTGGGAGCCAGTGCATTGGTTGAAGCAACACCTTCCTGATTGTATTGTTGATAAAGAGCTGCACGTTGAGCTACAAGTACATTTCTTTGTTCCTGTGTCAAATTAGGATTGCCGCCAAACTGTGGCGCACCTAGTTGTCTGCTAATAGACTTTATGTCACTGTAGGTGCGATCTTGTTGTGTCTGAAAAGCAATACTTTCTGGAGTTGGGGTGCCTTCGTTGGCAACTCTTACCGTGACTCCACCGCCGTTGGTGCTGGTGGTTGTGCTGTTGGTAGACCGCACTGATGATGCCGACACCTCGGTATCGTTGAAATTTGCCGGGCCAGAATCGTTGAAATTTACCGGACCGGCATCATTGAATGAACTTATAGATGCCTGGGCTTGAGCATTGTTGGTTACATTGTTCACGCCGGGCTGTTGCCCAAAACCAATCACAATTGGCCCCAGTTGCCCTTCTTGATTCAATTCATAGTTGCCAACATCGGCCCCCGATATACCAGCCTGTGCCAGTGCTGCGTCTTCACTGAGTCCGTCCTGTATCAGTTTGTTAAACAAAGCAGCCTTGGCCGCGCTATATCCTTGTGACATATTATTTTCCTGTGTAGTATTTACCGTTAAAATAATCGGCTTACATAATGATCTCCGGTTGACAACCGTTGGTTTTGTGTTAAAATAAATACACTATTAGGAGATCTACATAAGTGTCAGTCACTGCCTCTATATCAGCAATACCAAAAACAGCACCACGTGTGAACTATCTCAACAACAGAGATATCTTGAAAGAAATACACCTCAGCAAAAATACCTACTGCGTCTATCGTGATCCTGTGCAGGATCATCAGTACGATATCATCCTGCCCACGTTGTTAAAAATCAATCAACGCACCATAGCTGAAGCACGCAGGAATCGTGCGGACCGGTTCAAACGCGAAGGTGTCATAGTGGATCCAAAAAAGATACCCAACACTGATCTAGTGTTCCGCATAACCTGCTGGGAACACATACCCATGGCGCCCAAAAAAGTTTCCAAGGTCACTAACAAAAAGAAAAAAATCAAAGATATTTTTGAATTTGAATTATTGGATGAAGAAGATGATCCCTTGGCCGAATTGTTGGAGGTACCTGTGCTGGATCCCAAACACATACGTTTGAACTTTCCGCCGTTTTATCACTATCGCATAGATGCCAACCGACAACCATTCCTTGTGGGCAAAAGTCACTGGCAGGGCGATCTCGAACACGGTGAGTTCAGCAAGGATCACGGCACCATGACACGCAAGTTGGCCACCATGTTTATGAAACTGTGCGAACGCTATGCCACACGCTCTAACTGGCGTGGCTATACCTACAATGAAGAAATGCGTGGACAAGCTCTACTACAGTTGAGTCAGATTGGTCTGCAGTTTGATGAGTCAAAGAGTCAAAATCCTTTTGCCTACTACACAGCGGCCATTACCAATTCGTTTACCAGGATTCTCAATCTAGAAAAGAAAAATCAAAACATCAGAGACGACATGCTGGAACAGGCCGGACTGAATCCGTCATGGACTCGACAAAATGCCGGGCGCAAGAATCTGGCACAAGCACCTGGTGAAGTCACCATAATACTAGAAGATTAATGCAGTTTGTTGAACTTAGACACACACTAGAACAAACCCACAGTGTGACTTGTTTGACATGGTTGGAAGATTTAGAATGTCAAGCCAGCGGCACATTGTATCGCCGCTGGCAACCACATCTATCCACAGAATATTTGTCTGATCAGAGATTTGTGTTGTTGAACTTTAGACCAGTGGAACAACCAATACTGGAACATGTGACTTGGTTGATTGATTATCTAGACATCAGCCCGGCATTTGTATTGGTAGTAACCAACCAGACTCGCACTGCCGAGTGGTTCACAACCCAGCCCAACCCGGTCACAGTCCAACAGGTAGGTTATGGTGTGGCGCACTTTTTGCCCATACGTCGCACCACTCCTGTGTTCAATGGCAAAAATACCATGTGCGCTCATGCCTGGGCTGGATTACATGTGTGGCCCAGTGGTGCTGTGGGTCCTTGTTGCGAATATCACGACACTGTACCAGCAACCAACATTCGCACTCACAGCATGGAACAAATACTGACCAGCGACCATATGAAGAGCTTGAGAGATCAGTTTAGACAAGGTCTGTGGCCTCCGGGGTGCCAGACCTGTGCCCGAGCACACAAGGCCGGCGGAGAAAGCAAACAACATCTGGCACCTTATAAATTAAAAAATATCTATGCCGGCATAGATTGGGAATCTGATTCTCCGCCAGTTCAATTTGTGGGCGGCCATTTGGGTAATCTTTGCAATCTGCGTTGCAGGATTTGCAGTCCTGTGTTTAGCAGCAGCATAGCTGCCGAACAACTAAAAAATATCCACGATCCTGCCAGGACCCATGTCAACTATGCCTTGTTGTCAGACAACCGCTGGCACGGCAACAGTGAACTGTTTTGGAAAAATCTACGTGAGCAAGCCCACACAGTCTGTAACTTTGAGTTCTTGGGCGGAGAGCCGTTGTTGTTGCAGGAAAATCTAGACTTCATGCAGTGGCTGATAGATTCGGGCAATAGTTCTCGAGCCATATTTGAATTTGTTACCAACGGCACACAGTATCCCGAGATTTTTGATCGGGCTGACTGTTTCCAGAGATTGACCGTGACCATCAGCATAGATGACATGGGTTCTAGATTTGAGTTACAACGTGCCGGCGCACGATGGTCTACTGTGACCACTAACTTGTCCAGATTTTTGGCCGCTCGCGATCGATCAAAAAATCTACACATTGGGGTGTGTATCACTGTCAACATCCAGAATGTGTTGTATTTGCCGGAGCTGTTGATCTGGTTGGATCAACAAGGTATAGATCATTACTACTTCAATCTGTTGCATGATCCTGACTATCTCAGCATAGATCAACTCACTGCACAGGCGCAACAGCTGGTTTTGGGTAGATTGACCCGGGCCATTGTGCCAGATCCAGACAGATTGGCCTATGTTATCCAGCAGGTTCAACAAGCACGCACCGGTGATGGACAGGAATTCTGCCGCCGCATGCAGGAGTTAGACACGGTTCGCGGCCAAAGTTTTGTTTTGACTCACAAAGAGATCGCACAAGCCATGGGCTTTGTGTTATAATCATTCAATGACTAATCTATTCCGCAAGACTGCAGTCTGCACAGACATACATTTTGGACTGAAATCAAACAGTCTCATGCACAATCAAGACTGTTCGGATTTCATCGACTGGTTCATTGCCACTGCAAAAGAGCATGGTTGCGAGACCGGTATGTTTCTGGGCGATTGGCATCATCAGCGTGCGGCCATCAACTTACAGACCTTGCACTTCAGCCTTCGCAGTTTGGAAAGGCTGAGTGCGGCCTTTGACAATTTCTATTTTATTCCCGGCAATCACGATCTCTACTACAGAGACAAACGTGACATACACGGTGCAGAATGGGCACAACACTTGCCCAACATACATGTGTGCAACGACTGGTTCCAGTCGGGCGATGTGATCATTGCGCCATGGCTGGTCGGCGACGATCACAAAAAGATACAACGCATGTCGGCCAAGTACATGTTTGGGCACTTTGAACTGCCGCATTTCAAGATGAATGCCATGGTAGAAATGCCCGATCACGGCGAGATACAGGTCGACAACTTTGGTGGATTTGAAAGTGTGTTTTCTGGACACTTCCACCTGCGACAGCAAAAGAAAAATATCAATTACATTGGTAACTGCTTTCCTCACAACTTTGCCGATGCCGGCGATGACAAACGAGGCATGATGATACTGGAATGGGGTCAGGATCCAGAATACCATGCCTGGCCCGGGCAACCTTTGTATAGAGTAATGAAACTCAGCGAAGCCATAGACCATGGAAAAACAGTTTTCCGTAAGAACATGCATGTGCGTGTGGAACTGGACATTGACATCAGCTACGAAGAGGCTGGATTTATCAAGGACACTTTTGTCAAAGATTATAGCCTGCGAGAAATGGCCCTGATACCAGTGAAAAACAATTCGGTGGATGCAGACATGGCTCCAGGCGAAATCAAGTTTGAGAGCGTGGATCAAATCGTCACTGATCAACTCACCAATATTGAAAGCGAATTCTACGATCCCAAGCTGTTGTTGAAAATTTATCAAACACTGTAAATGAAGATACTTTGTCTCGGTAACAACACCGAGGATACAGATACAAAAACACGAGAATTGGCCCTGTCTTATGGCCTGCCGTGTCATGGCCTGTTGAGCGAACTAGAAGATGTGTTGGAAGACTATCATTATTCTCAACCAGGCTTTTATCATACCACGGTGTATGATCTGGAACCGGGTAGATTGACCGATCTGTTGCAACAGTTTGATCGTGTGATCATGCTAGATCAACCCAAAAAAGAATGGTCACATCCCTATGCTTTCAACAACACCATTGCCGCAGTCAAATCTGCTGGAAACCGTGGGCATTTCGTTGACCCTGAACTGATCAAGATCCACACCATGTTTGAAAATCTGGTTCGTGAAAATCCTAGTTTCTGTGTGTTTCCGTTTGTGCAGTTGTATACATTTTCAGACGGCACCGCCACGTGTTGTAGGAGCTCTCGGGTCATAACCAAAATCAAAGACTATCAGGACTGGCATTCTGACAAAAACTATCAAGATCTCAGACAAAAAATGTTGGATGGTGTGCGTGTTCCAGAACACTGTGGATTTTGTTATCGACAGGAAGCTGCTGGTATGATGAGTCCGCGCCAGACCGAAATCACCGAGTGGGCCCAACGACTGGACATTCAAACTGTGCAAGATCTGATCAATCTAAAACAACCAGCTTACTATGACATACGTCCTAGCAATCGCTGTAATCTACAGTGCCGCATGTGCAATCCAGATGACAGCCATCTCATCGACAAAGAATATCAACAACTGGGCATCGAATGGACCGGAGCCCGACTCATGGGGGCTCCCAAACACTATGTTGGATTTGATGTGGTAGATCTTGACACTGTGCAAAAACTGTCGGTGGCCGGCGGCGAGCCTTCCATCATGATTGAATTTTATGAATTTTTACAGCGTTGCATAAACCTAGCACGCACAGATTTTGAAATCAGCATCACATCAAATGCCAACCGATTCAGCGACAAATTCAAAAGTTTACTACAGCATTTTTCCAATGTTAACTTTATCATCAGCATAGACGGCATCGGCCACCTCAATCACTACATCAGATATCCGAGTCATTGGCCCAGCATTGTGGAAAACATGAAGTATCTAAAAGCCCAAAAAATATTGTTCAGTACTCACACAACCATTTCCATCTACAATGTTCATGCCTTGCACACTATTTTTGAATTCATGGACCAGCATTTTCCGGGAGTCATAGCCGACTGGGATTTCGTGGAAAATCCCAAGCACATGAGTCCATTTGTATTTCCAGATGCGCAATCGGTTGTTGATTCATTGGAACGAGTGGTAGAGACCAAGTGTTACAAAAATGCAGGAAAAATATTCCGTGATCGTATCAATACTTTGTTGGAATACTTTTCCACTCATGCTGGGCCAGATCCAATGTCACTGAAGCAATTTTTTGAAACCAATGATCGTTTGGATCATTCGCGCAATATGAAACTGATTGATCACGTGCCTGTACTAGACAAATACAGAAACGTTGTAGTATAATAACAAGTCAACAAGGAACATAAATTGAGTATTGTTGTAAAAACTTTAACTGTGAAAAATTTTATGAGTGTGGGCAACGCCACACAGGCAGTTGATTTTGATCGCAGAGATCTCACTTTGGTCCTGGGAGAAAATCTTGATTTGGGCGGTGACGGCAGCCGCAACGGCACCGGCAAGACCACAATCATCAATGCACTCAGTTATGCCTTGTACGGTCTGGCACTTTCAAACATACGCAAAGACAACTTGGTCAACAAGACCAATGGCAAAAACATGCTGGTCAGCCTGGAGTTCATAGTAGGATCACAGGAGTACAAGATCGAACGTGGACGTAAGCCCAATGTGCTCAAGTTTTATGTCAACAACAAAGAACAGGAAATCACCGACGAAGCACAAGGCGATTCGAGAGAAACACAGGATGCCATAGAATCGGTGCTGGGACTCAGCCATGACATGTTCAAACACATCCTGGCGCTCAACACCTATACAGAACCATTCTTGAGTTTGAAGGCCAATGATCAACGCACAATCATCGAACAGCTCTTGGGCATAACCATGCTGAGCGAGCGTGCCGATCGTATCAAAGAACACAACAGACAAACCAAAGAAGCCATACAGCAGGAAGAATTCCGCATACGTGCTGTGCAAGAAGCCAACAAACGCATAGAAGAACAGATTGAAGCCCTGCGACGCAGGCAAACATTATGGACGACCAAGCATGAAGAAGAGATTAAAAAACTTGAAACCGCGCTCGAAGAGCTCAAGAAGATTGACATTGAAGCCGAGATACAGGCCCACAAGGCACACAAAGTATGGGATCAGAAACGCAAGGACCTTAACGACCTGGCTGGACAGATCTCCCGCACGAAGCTTGATAAGGACCGCGAGAACAAAAGCATTGAGAAGCTTGGCAAGGAGATTGCGACTCTTGAAAGTCACACATGTCACACCTGCGGGCAGGCTTTCCACGACCATAAGCACCAACAGGTCCTGGCGGGTAAGCAGACTGATCTGGAGCGAGCGCGAGAAGCGTGCCAGGAACATACACAGCTCTTATCAGAACTTGAGATTGCCCACACAGCCTTGGGCACGCTAGGTCGACCCCCGACCATGTTCTATGATGCGGAAGAGGATGCCATTGATCATAGGAGCAGCCTGTCGGCATTAGAAAAACAGTTGGCAGACAAGACCGCAGAGACCGATCCCTACGGTGAGCAGATAGCGGACATGCAAGGGCAAGCTCTGCAAGTGGTCACGTATGACACGCTGAACGAACTTACACGATTGCAAGAACATCAAGACTTCTTGCTCAAGCTATTGACCAGCAAAGATTCATTCATACGCAAGAAGATCATAGAACAGAACTTGAGTTATCTCAACGCCCGACTCACACACTATCTAGACAGGATTGGCTTGCCACACACTGTGGTGTTCCAGAATGATCTCACAGTTTCGATTGAAGAGCTGGGTCGAGAACTGGACTTTGACAATCTTTCGCGAGGTGAACGCAACAGGTTGATCCTGAGCATGAGTTGGGCCTTCCGCGACGTGTTTGAAAGTCTATATCAGCCCATCAATGTCCTGTTCATAGACGAGATGATTGACTCGGGTCTGGACACACAGGGTGTAGAAAACAGCCTGGCCTTGCTCAAACACATGAGCCGCGAACGCCACAAGAGTATATGGTTGGTCAGTCACAGAGATGAACTCAGTGGACGTGTGGAGAACATACTCCGAGTGGTCAAGGAAGGCGGCTTTACCAGCTACAACACGGACATAGAAATTGCGTAGAATCCGAGTCTTACACATTGAACCCACAGACGTTTGTCAGGCTGCGTGTGCCATGTGTGCCAGAGAAACAGATCCGGACTTCAGGAAGGATCTCAAGCATCACCTGCGTGTGGAACACATACAACAACACTTTAGCGATCGTGTGATTGGCAACTTGGACAAGATGTTCATGTGCGGCAACTACGGTGATCCAGCTGCGGGTTACTACACCATGGACATTTACCGATATTTCAGGAAGATCAATCCTGACATCGTGCTGGGCATGAACACCAATGGTGGTGTGCAGAGCACGTTTTTTTGGCATGCTTTGGGTGGCCTGTTGAATCAAGCCCAAGACTACTGTGTGTTCAGCATAGACGGACTTGAAGACACCAACTCTGTGTACAGAAAAAATGTTGATTGGAAAAAACTCATGGCCAATGCAGAGGCATTCATTGCTGCCGGGGGGCATGCCCACTGGGACATGCTGGTCTACAAACACAATCAACATCAAGTGGATGCTTGCGAACAACTGGCCCGTGACATGGGTTTTGGGTGGTTCCGTGCCAAGGTCAGCAAGCGTGGATTCACTGACAGACTACAAGCTCCCATAGGATGGCAACTGCCGCAGGCCACAACAACCAAGATACAGTGCCAGGCCCAACAAGAACGAAGCATGTACATGGATGCTCAGGGACGGGTCAGTGCCTGTTGTTGGCTGGGCAGTCGTCAACGAGATCATGTCACCGATGATTTAAAAACCGTTAGATTGACCTGGCGCACTGATCAACCCAATCCGGTGTGCGCCAGTGCCTGTGCCACGACTCGGAACAAAACTGCGTTTTTGGATCAGTGGCAGAGAGAAATAGAATTATTTCCGGCGGCATGATCACATGATAATTACAAGCTCATGTCATGGCTATTCGAAAGCAAAACTATTGAAGTGTTACCCGAAGACTGCGTGGGTTTTGTTTATTTGATCACAAATAACTTAACCGGCAGGAAGTATATTGGAAAAAAATTAGCAAAATTTAGTAGAACCACATACAAGACAGTGAAACTCAAGAACGGCAAAAAGAAACGCAAGAAGATACGTGGCAAAATCGAATCAGATTGGCAGACATACTACGGCAGCAACGAACAACTCAACAAAGACGTAGAACGCTTAGGCGCAGGCAACTTCACTCGCGAAATCTTATACTACTGTAGGTCCAAGGCTGAATGTAGTTACATAGAAGCTCGCGAACAATTCTCAAGACGTGTATTAGAGTCGGATGACTGGTACAATGGACACATTCAAGTGCGTGTGCATGGTAGCCATATCCGCAAATTAAGCACCTAGTTTGGTCGAGGCAGCTCGACTCGCAAGGAAGAACGGTGAGATACCCGGTCTGGATTAGCTTGCGTGTGCAAGGCAATTGCTAACTTAAGGCAACAAATGGTTTGAGCTCTGTGAAAAAGACACAACTCATGCTCATAGGACTTGGTTCTTCTCGGGTCACTAGGGTTCCGTTGATATGTGAAGCTTGAGTAGGGGGTACCGGTCAACCGCCTCCGTGTAGGAAACTACAATCTCATTGGAATGAAGTGACTGCTCCGACTCGGATAATGCAGAACTTTTCACCCGGCAACGGGTGAATTGTGACCACTTAATCTGGATAATACGGAAAAGCAAAACATTGATGAGCGACAGCGAATCAATAGATCTCCTAAGAGATCTTGAACTGCTAGAAGAATGGCAATCCAGTCTTTTTGGTAGTTTCTAAATTTTCTTTGATCATGCTGCTGATTAGTTTGCGTTCAGCAGTACTGAGTTGCAGAGCCTGATCGTAGGCAAGTCCTCCGCGCATGTACCAGGACATTTTTAACGCCTCCTGTCTGATATCGTTTGATTCTTTTTCCATGTTCTCGACCAGTTTGACTATCTGGTCTGAGTCCAAGACTAGGAGGCGGCTACGAAAAAACTGGACATGTCCAAGGTCAGCGACTGTTCGTATTGGTGCTGACATTTATCGCAGATCAGGCTCACTGGTTGCATTTCGGCTTGACCTTTGACATCAATCACAAAGTCCCTTATACGATTAAACAAGGTACGTTCACAGTTTTGTAGGAACTCATAGATGTATTCTTGCTCGGTCACCAAGGATTGTGGCGTTTTGATAGCGCCGATGCCCTGGCTCAGGGCCTGTATGGTCACATTGGTCAGCTTTTTGAGTGCTTCATTGAGCAAGCGTATTTTTTCTGTGTTTTCTATTCCGGTGTCGGGCAACATCTGTAGTATCTTTTGTTCTTCAAACTGCAACTGATTGTTGTCATTGAGATTCTTGTAGGTCAGGGGTTTGAAGTAGATTTCCATGTCTCCGGACTGGACAGGAGTGTCATAGTTGGGTGCGCCTATGCGATCCAGTACCGAACGCAGGTCAAGATCGCGATCAACCATCTCGTTGCAGGCCGGGCAAGCGGACGAAAACTCCATGTTGTGACCATAGCTGGCTATGCGTATGGCCACCAAGATAGTGTCGATATCTGTGCTGGGTATATCCCAGGCGTTTTTTATATTGGGCATGCAACTCTGTATCACACTGACCACGGCTGCTCCATTGAACAGGGCATCGGGTGTGCGATAGGTTATTTCATCTATGGCTGTCATGGGAAACACCGGATATTCTCCGTTGACCGTGGGTTCTAGGCTGTTGGGTGGATAAAACCGTCCCTGGCTGGGTAGTTTGATATAGATGGCAGGTTGCCTAAAATACTGCTGTAATGGGTTGTTTGACATGATTTTTTTCCTCGATAAATATAATTATGGCCGATGTGTATACCCCGCAAGAAATTGCTGAGATCTTTGAAGCGTACAACAACGCTGTTAAATCTGGCACACCCATAAGTCGCGAACTGGCCGAACAGATGGCCGATGCATCCAAGGGCATCAAGCACTGGACCAGCGAACTCCGGGCCAGCAGTCTCAGTTTCAAACGCAGCCTAGGCGAGCTGACCTCAAGCATGCTAGACGGTGCCAAGGGCGCTGGCCAATATACCGATGCCCTGAGCAAGGGCGGAGATTATCTAAGCACTTGGTTTAGCTCCGGAGGACCATGGGGCAAGGCCGGAGCCTTGTTGGTCAAGGGCGCCACTATGTATGTGGGTGCGGTGGCCAAGCAGGCCGACAGCCTGTTCAAGAGCTACAACGAAATCAGCCGAAGCGGAGCCACTGCTGCTGGTGGCATGACTGAACTTTATGGCACCATGCAGAAGTTTGGATATGGCATAGCCGAACTGGGCAACTTGGCCGGTATCCTACAAGAAAATAGCAACAACTTGGCCCTGCTGGGCGGTACAGTGTTTGAGGGCACACAACAGTTTGCCAATTTTTCTCAACAGATCAGGACCAGCGATATCGGTACCAAGTTTGAAAAGATGGGCATCAGCATCGACCAGCAAAACAAAGGCATTGCCAACTATCTACGTATCATAACCATTACCGGTCAGCAACAACTCAAGACCAGCGATCAATTACGTGTTGGTGCTGAGGACTACATTCTACAACAAGATAGACTGACCAAGCTGACCGGGGCCAGTGCCGATGAACAGCAACGCATACGAGAAGAAGCTCTCAGCGAAGAAAGATTTGCAGCATCTCAGGCCCAGCTACGGCGCAGGGCAGTAGAAGAAGGCAACGACGCCTTGGCCAAAGAAGCCGATGCTCGTGAAAACATGAATATCTATCTGCGCAAGAATGCAGGCCCAGGCGTTGCCAAGGGATTTAGAGATTTTACCACTGGATTCTTGAACAGCAAGGATGCACAGAAGTTTTATAGAAGTTTTCCTGATGCAGCTCGATTGATACGCGAAGGCGCAGATCCTGCCGAGATAGCACAAGCCGTTACCGACAATGCCCAAATGACCAGCAAGCTCACTGCAACACTGGGCATGGCCGGCCGCGCCGGCGATGCATTTGCGGATCAGGCAGAAATAATAAAGATAGGCGGCCAAAAAAACGTCCGGGCAGCAATGGAACAGGCAGACAAACAAGCAGAGGTCACTGACAAAACCACTGGCAACATGGTAGACCTGGCACAGGCACAACGAAACACTAGAGATTTTTTGCAGGACATGATCCAACTAGGTATTGTTCCTGTGACCAATGCTCTCAGCGGACTGGCCGACATGATAGAAGGTATCACCAGCTTTTTTGGCGGCAAGTCGCGACCCGGCAAAGGCATGGACCAACGGGGCTATGGTAAAAGCGGCACAGGCACACTAGGTGGCAGTCTCAAAGCAACAGCAGCTGGTGCTGCCGCTGGTGCCGCGGCTGGTAGCGTGGTACCGGGGCTGGGCACTGTGGTTGGTGCTGTGGTCGGTGGAGGCCTAGGCTTTCTGGGCTACGAAAAAGCCGGCGGAACCGGAAAAAAACCCGAAGACCTTATCCAATTTACCACAGCCAGCGGCAACAGGCAGGCCTTTGACGATTTGCAACCAGACATACAACGAGCCCTGATGGGTGCAGCCAGTCAGTACTTTGAACAAACTGGCAAAAAACTCACACTCAACAGCGCACGGCGCAGTCGAGAAAAACAACAGGAACTCTACGACGAGTATATAAAGCGTGGCAAGACAGGCATGCCAGTGGCGCCACCCGGGTCCAGCTTGCACGAGTCGGGTCGAGCCGTAGACATCGAGCAAGGCAAAGGCGACAGGATGGCCATATCTGCCCTGAACAGTGCTGGATTGTTCCAGACGGTCATGCCCAATGATCCGGTGCATTTTTCGCCGCGGGGCGGTCCGCCCGAGGACGGAGGATACGCCTATGGCGGCATAGCCACAGGACCAAAAACCGGTTACCAAACCATGTTACACGGCACCGAAGCTGTGGTGCCCTTGCCCGATGGCAAAACGATTCCAGTAAACATGCCAGGATTCAATACTTCTCTAGCAGATCAAACCGGCATCATGACCCAGCAACTGATAAAACTGGACGAGCTGGTGCGGGTCATGCAAAACCAAGTGGGACTCAGCCACAAGATATTGCAACGTACCAGCTAATCCGCTAAATACTAAACTATGTCCTGGAAAAAATATTTCAAAGTGGCCGATGTCAGCGGCCAGCTCAGTCCCATATCCGGTAAAAATCAGTTTGGCTTGCCCGGATATCCACGGCAACAAGGCATGGGCGCCGACGCCTATGCCACCGGCAACGATTTTGCCTTTCGTAACTATGCGTCACGCCTGCCAGAAGTTTACTCAGGACATCCCAATCGTGTTGAACGCTACAATCAGTACGAAAACATGGACATGGATTCAGAAATCAATGCTTGCCTGGATATCATAGCTGAGTTTTCAACACAGATGAATCAGGACAACGAAACACCGTTTGACATACAGTTTGTGGACAAGCCCACAGATCACGAAGTGGAAATCATCAAAAAGCAACTGCAACAGTGGACCAAACTCAACAAGCTGGATCAAAGAATGTTCAAGCTGTTCCGCAACACCATCAAGTATGGCGATCAGGTGTTTGTGCGTGATCCAGAAACCTTTGAGCTGTACTGGGTAGACATGACCAAGGTCAGCCGTGTGATCGTCAACGAAAGCGAAGGCAAACGTCCCGAGCAGTATGTGATACGTGATATCAACCCTAATTTCCAAAACATGAGCATGGCCCCCAAGACCACACAGGATTACTACGTGAGTCGCCCCACCGGCAGCCTGGGACAAGGCAATGCTGGCACAGGAGCCGGCGGTGCAGGTGGATATGCAGCCGGGTCGGGCGGCACGGGCAACAGCCGATTCACCCAGGCCATGAATGAATCCTGCCTGGACGCCAAGCACATCATACATTTGAGTCTCAACGAAGGCCTGGATTTTTTCTGGCCATTTGGACAGAGTATCCTGGAAAACATATTCAAAGTTTACAAACAAAAAGAACTGTTGGAAGATGCTGTGTTGATCTATCGAGTGCAACGGGCTCCGGAACGCAGGGTATTCAAGATTGACGTGGGCAACATGCCCAGCCACATGGCCATGCAGTTTGTTGAGCGTGTGAAGAACGAAATGCATCAGCGTAGAATCCCCACAGTGTCCGGTGGTGGCGCCAACATGATGGATGCCAGTTACAATCCACTCAGCATCAACGAAGACTTTTTCTTTCCGTTCAACGGTGAAAACGGCCGCGGCAGCAGTGTAGAACCCCTGCCCGGCGGTGCCAATCTAGGCGAAATCGACGACTTAAAATACTTCAACAACAAGATGGCCCGCGGTCTGCGTGTGCCGTCCAGCTACTTGCCTACTGGCCCAGACGATTCGGATCGTGCCATGAACGATGGCCGAGTAGGCACAGCACTCATACAAGAATACAGATTCAATCAGTACTGCATGCGTCTACAACGCTTGGTCATGCAGAAACTAGACGACGAATTCAAGATGTTCCTGCGCTGGCGGGGTTTCAACATTGATTCCGGTTTATTCAATATCACTCTTACTCAACCACAAAACTTTGCCAGCTATCGTCAAAGCGAGTTAGACACCGGTCGTATTGGCAGCTTTATGCAGTTAGAACAGTTGCCCTACATGAGCAAGCGTTTTATGATGCAACGATTCCTGGGCTTGACCGAAGAAGAGATCGTGGAAAATCAAAACTTGTGGCTGGAAGAGCGAGATCAACCAGAACTTTCTACCACACAAGGGCAAGATTTGCGTGCCATTGGAGTTACCCCAGCTGGACTTGAAAGCGATATAACCATGGGACAAGAAATGGGACAACTAGGCGGGGAAGCCGGTCTGCCTGGCTCAGAACAGGCCATGCCAGGTCAACCCACAGCCGGCGGTGTAAATACGTCACCAGCACCAGCTGGTGTACCAGGTCTTTAATAAATACTGGCATGATACTCAACGAAATCTACCAGCGCAGTCCTGAAGCCTATCAAGACGTTAGCCAAGACAACAGCCAACCCCAGCTGGGCAATCTGCGCAAGACCCGCCTGACCCTGCGCCAGATCAACAAACTGCGTCAGATGAACGATGTAAGAACCTACGAATACAAAGAAAAACTCAAGCAAGTCAAAAAACAATACGCACCCCCAGCGGCACCACCTGCCTTGTAATATCTCCGTAATAAAACCTCCAGTTTTTGGCCTCAAATACACCAATATTTGCGATAATATGTAAATATTATCACGAGCCATAACCTACGAAGGAGATAATATGACATCGAAATTTGAACAGTTGATCGAATACGTGATCAACGACGAAGAGGCGAAAGCCAAAGAACTTTTCCACGATATCGTGGTAGAAAAGTC